ATGTGAAAAGCTCCTCGCGCTGATAAGGGTACCCCCGGGGGGTGGGTACCGTATCATTAGCCCTCGGCTAGGCCGTCCCGTATATCCGCCAGTTTATGTAAATACTCGGGATCGATCTCGCCGTTATCGGCCTGTTTATGATGAGTTATGCAAAGAGCTATTAGGTTATGATCGTCTAGTAAACCGTTAGGGTAGTCCCGTAACTTGATAATATGATGTACTTCGATATCTTTAGCCCGATAGTCTCCTTGCTCTTTACAGATAGCGCAAAGATAGAATGATCGCTCTTTGATACTCTCTCTTTTTCTTTGCCAGGAGGCGAGCGATCTTAGCTTTGTCTCCTCATTACTGGTAAACTTACGGCTTTTAACTCTCGGGCATTTCGCCCCGTAATTATGAAGTTGCCCGCAACGGCTACAAGCTCGTAACATATTTACTGCTTATCGATCTCGGCCTTTTTGCCATAGTTAAGAGACGAGATCCCCAGGAGCGCCCCGAGAAAACAATCGACCGCCGTAATAGTGCCGACTATTTGCTCGCCGTAAGGGAGCCCCCAAATAGATGAGAGAGCGAAGTAAAGAGTAGCAAAAGCGGGTAGTACGATTTGTGCTATCCATTTAAGGATATCGTAAACTTTGTTATTAAGTACCATTATTAGCCCTCCTTTAAACAGTTGGTATATTATTGATCCCCTCGTTAGCCATCCGCTTTACAAGCGTACCGATATAACAAGTCATATACTCATATTGAGATTTTAAGAGCTCGATAGGCGAGTTAAGATTGAAGTCGAGACGGCCGTCCTCGGCGGCGTCGATAACATTCTTTAGTCGCCTGGCTCGTATAATTAACTGCTGATACTCGGCTTTTAGCCTCTCCTTGTGATCGTCGGATAGCATACCCGGTATAGTATCTTTTAAATCCATCGTTAGCCCTCCTTTATTGCGGGATCTTGATTATATCGCCCGCGTATATCTTGTTTACGTTCTTTATCTTGTCGGGATTAGCGGCCTTGATAGCCTTGACCGTCGTATTATAGGCTTTAGCGATCTTTGTAAGAGTATCGCCGCTCTTGATCTTGTACTCGATGTAATTAGGCTCGGGAGCGGGCTCTTGTACTGGCTCGGGCTTTGCGGGCTCGGGAGCTGATACGCTAGGAGCGCCCTTATAGCCTCCAATAGCGGGATCGAGTAAAAGATTGAGATCAACGCGCCCCGGTATACCATTAACACGGCCGTTACTGGTATATTGCCAAAGATCCGTCTCGTTAAAAGTCGGTTGTTTATGCGGCTTGCCATCGTTAGAGCCCCAATCGGCTACCCACTTAGTAAAGCGCTCGAGGCCGTTTAGATGAGTTTTAAACCAGTAAGAGCTCGCATAGATACCACACCAGTAACCCGCCTTTTCTATGATATCGCCGAAAACCTCGGCGCGTTCTTTGGCTCCGTTTTCCGTTCCTGGCTCCTCGAGATCGTAATAGATCGGTAAAGTGATATGATCCTTGTAAGGCTCGACGAGTCTAAGAACGTGACGAGCCTCGGATATAGCCGAGTCGGTGCTCTTTGCGTAAGAATACAGATATACGCCTACTCTAAGCCCTTGAGCGATAGCGCCCTCGATATTTGCCTTAAATTTCGCGTCATCCTGGCGAGCAAGATCCCGACCATAGCCGGCGCGGATGATAGCGCCCTCGACTCCCGCCGCCTTAACTGCTACCCAATCGATAGCGCCATTGTGTATTGAAACGTCTACGATCATATAAAAAGCCTCCTCTTTTGTAAGATTTGCCTTAATCATACAACAAAAAGAGCGATATCGTAAAGATACCGCTCAAAAGTTGCATTAAGTTGCATTAAGTTGCATTAAGTTGCATTGAGTTAAAAAGTTAATTCAAAAAAGCGAGTTAAAACGATATAATTAAGAGTTAACGTCCCAAATAATCAAATATAGATAACTGGCTCTCATAATCATCTAATCTTTGACGGGCTTTTTCGTAAAACACGGGATCGAGCTCAAAGCCTACCGCGTCAAAACCTAGCTCATAACAAGCGATCAAGCTCGAGGCGCTCCCGACGTGAGTATCGAGTATCTTATCTCCCTTATCGGCGTAATTATTCAAAAGCCATTTATAAAGCGCTATCGGCTTTTGAGTCGGATGTATCCTTATCTCTTTTTCGCTCATATCCTCCTGGATCATCCCGTTCCAAGTATACTCGAAAACATTTACCGATTGAATTTTAGAGCAATAGGCGAGCTCGGCGCGGCCAAAAGCAGTACCTTTTTTATCCCAACAGATATACCCCCCCTCAAGCGGGTATCGTTAAAAAAATTAGCTCCCCATATTATTTGATTTTTTGAGACTCTAAAAAGCTCGTCGAAAAACTCTTTGCCCGGTGCCTTGTTTTCAAACTTGTGATACTGTTTTCTTTTTGCGGCTTGAGCGGACTCCTTGATACAATCTTTTTTATATATAGCGTCTTTAGCGCCATACGGAGGATCAATAATAGCGAGCTCAAAGTATTTATCGGGATACTCGCTCATCCCTTGCATACAATCTTTATTGTAAAATTCTATCATCATATCGACCTCTTAAATATCGCTTATCAGCCTATCAACGCTTTTTTTGATCGCCTCGAGAGCCTCCTCGTGTGCTTTTTGGTATCCCGCCATATAGGTAAGATTATAGTCCTCGAGATCCTTGAGCTCTAAATGTGACTCTCTAAGAATTACCGCCAGTTTATAAAGCTCCGATACTGGAAAGCCGCATACATTCCAAGTTTTAATTTCCTCGAGATCATTTACTATCATCGGCCTAGCGGGATAAAATGCTTTTGCCGTTTTGCCTTGAGCAAGTACGATTATCTTACGCGCCGCGTGATAGTCCTCCCTGGTATGCACTATGAGATTATCGCCCTTTAATTCTACTTGTTTACTCATACTTTATCATCCTCCCCGTTTGCTATATACTCCCCGATCGAATACTTAACCGTCCCTATTTCGCCCTTGGATAGCTTGAGCGTTATAGTTACCTCATCCATAAAGTCAACGTTATCGAGTATCTTTTGTATCTTTTCGATAGCAGTTTTAAAAAGTCTCTCGTTCTTTTCTACATAAATAGCCATCTGTTAAGCCTCCTCAATACTTTTTTGCTCTTTGTATTGCGTTTTTGTCATATATAAAACCTCGTCCATATTGATATAAACTCCGCTTAGTATCAAAGCGATCCCCGATACACTAAAAAGGTCTATATCTATTTCTGAAACAAAGCTAAACTCGACCGTATTTTTAAAGACGATTTTATATACAAATTTTTTATTCATCTATTAAACCTCCTCTATAACAATACCTTTGTAAAGCAGTAGCTTATACTTTAACTTGTAAATTTCCGTCTTAAAGCCCTTTACATCGACTATATGCTCGCGGCCGTCCTTGAGATCATAGTAAACAAAATCAGCCTTGTAGTTTATCGCCTGGATCCGCTCGCCCGTTACGGCAGTAAACGCCGGTTGTATCTCTATCGTTACTTGCCGCCTTATATCCTTGAGCTCGCCCTTTTTGGCTCGATCCTTGAGGATGAGATAATAGTCTCGCTCCTTTTCGGAGTCAAATTTTATCGTTTCCTTTAGAGCGGGATCGTAATACTCGGGCTTTTTATTGTTATACTTTGCCTTTTTCGGCGGCTTGCCGTAAATCCTCCGTAAATCCTCCTCAGATATCCGCATTTGTTTAGCCGCCCTCCTTTACTCGATCTCAAAAGGGAGCTCGAGCTTTAATTGCTCGCCATCGGGAGCCGTCTCTACTTTAGGAGCGGGCTCGGCCTTTTTCTTATCCAGGATATAAACCTCGTTTACAAGTATCTCCTGGCTTTTTCTTGTCTCCCCGTTTTTCTCGTAAGTGTTAGTTATGACTTTACCATAGATACCGATAAGGGAGCCCTTTTTGCAGTAGTTGAGGATTATCTCGGCGCTCTTTTGCCAGGCGATACAATCGATATAATCAACGTCCTTAACGTTTTCGCTTTTCTTTACGATTTGCCTCTTTACTGCTATCGTTAAGGACGCCATTTTCGCGCCCGTCTTAGTAGCTTTAGGCTCGGGATCTTGAGCCAGGCGCCCGATCAAGTTAACGCTATTCATTTTTTAAACCTCCCCGCTATCGTGATAAAAATAAGAGTTATACAGATTATCAAAGTTATAAGTACCTTATCGCTCATTTTTATAAGCCTCCCCCGTTAATAACAATTCAAAAATTACTTCATTGACCTCCCTTAATGACATCTTTTCTTTTTTGCATATCTCTTTAAAAACTGTAAACCATAATGCTATCAATTCGTTCGGAGTGCCTTTGTAGTCGTAAACACATTGATAACCCTCGGGGAGATTTTCTACTTTTTGTACTCCTATAAATATCCCGAGAGTACCCTCACGCCGTCCTTTTTGCCATACGGATATTTTTTTATCCCTCATATATCAACCCTCCTTTTTCGGTGCCGTTATCAGTACATAGCCCTTTTTGCCCTTTTTCTTTTCCTGGCGATATGTCATATATCCCCCGTCGCTCTCATCCTTAAAGAGCTCGGGGAGATCCCGCTCGAGGGCGACGAGATCAAGCTCCTCGACCGTTTCCATCTTGTCAACGCCATCGGGTACCAAAGTAACACGGTAGCCGCCAGGAGTTACCCAAGTTTTTACTTTTGCCTCGATCATAGCCTCCTTGAGCTTTTTTCTCTCGGCCGTGATCTTTTTCTCTATCTGTTTTAATTGCTCTATTTGAGCCTCAAAAGCGAGGATACGGTTAGTAATATCGGTTAGCTCGGCGTTAGGTAAAAGCTCGGCCTCCGTAATAAACGGATTAGCCTTTACCTTTTTGAGATCCTCAATAAAGCGCTCGACCGCCTCCCCGATCTCGGCGATAAGCTCCGTAAAATCCTCTTTGTTGATTGTAAATAACTGTAACCTTGTAGGATCAAACTCCTCGCTTAGATCATCGGGGCGCTCATATACCGCCAGTACCCCGATAGGCTTGTTTGTGTAAACCATATAAAAAAGTAACTGCACCAGGTAGAGCTTATAGTCGTTAACGTTCTCGTGTATTTCCGAAGTCGTTTTAACCTCGAGGATAGCAAAACGATTTTCGCCATCGGTATGTATTCTTATACCGATAGGCTCGCCCGCTTTTGCCTCGCGTATATGCTTATCCTCAATAAAATCATCCTCCGGAAACGTATTGTTAATATAATCTCTTATCTTAGGCTCCATCGTGTTACCGTATTCAGTATAGACGGTACCCGCGAAAGTATCAGCCTTAAACCCCGCCTTTTCGAGTAAGAGATCAAAGCGCTTTTTAAAAGGGCTGATATTCATTATTACGCCGATATCGGAGCCGCCGATGTACTTCTCTCTATCTGTTTTGACGCTCGCTTGCATAGATAATTACCTCCTAGCCTTATATATCTCGAGCCAAACCTCTTTAACGGCCTCTTTAACGATCTCCTTGAGCTCATCCCTCGAGATCGTAGTCGTATAATCTGTTATTGAGATTTGCCCGGGAGCCGTCTCGGGAGCCGTTTCGGTTACCGGCTCGTTTTCCTTAATGATATAAGCCTCGGGAGCGATCCCGTAATTGCGGGCGACCGATTGAACGATAGGAGACGCCTTACCCGATCTTATAGCAGTAGCGAAAAAGTTATCGCTAAAGCCGTTATCTTTTGCGAGCTGATAAACCGTTTTCCCGGTAGCGCCAGTAAGTAAAGCCTTGAGCTTTTGGCCGTCTATCTTGATAGTATTCTTTGACATAATATAAACCTCCTCTTATTTATATTGCTCTTTTAATGCCGCGAGCGCGTTCATAAACTCCTCGGGCTTAGATCCGTTATTGAGCTTATACATTTGTGATACCTGGATAATATCGATACCCTTAGAGTTGCAATACTCTACAAACTCGGCTCGGCCTACCTTTGACGGCGCGGGCTCTTTGGGCTCGTTCTTAATCTCGTCCGCCTCCGAGTCGGAGTATATACCCGCATAAGCCAGGCGACTATTTTTAAGGATCACTCTATCCATAAGCCTCTTTAAAGCCATAGCGTAGGGATAAGAGTTTAAGCAGTTGTTAGCGGATACCTCTCCGACTTCATAAAGCCCTTGATCGGGATTACAGTAAGAATATACTAAAGATCCCTTATAACCCTCTTTGTCGATCGTTACAAACTCGGGCTTAAATTTCTTTTCATCCGGGAGCGAGTCGTTTATCTTTAGGCAACCGTTATGAGAGATTATCAAACCAGTATAAGCCATTTTACCCGTTTTAGTCTTATTCATAAGTATCCAAAAATCCGACTCGCTTAATACTCCTTTATAGAGATCCGACTCGATCGCCTCGATCGCTTTTCTCTTAGCCTCCTCGTATTTGGGGCTTTTCCAAACTGCTAACTCGCCCTCTTTTTCCTTTTCACCAAAATTATAATTCTTTTTACTAGCCATTAAACGGACTCCTCTCTTTTTCCCTTTTGATTTCTTTTCTCCTCCGCCTGGATCTTGAGCTCCTCTAATCTGATATTGTACTCGTCATAGTTAAAAGCCTTGATTATCGAAAATATAGGAGCCTCGTCGTCGATCCTTAGCGTTTTCTCATCATAAGAGAGAGTAGAATTATCTAGGATCGTATCGATCAAGAGATTAAGTTCTTTACTAGCAATAATGTAATTTGTAAGTTGATCTCGTAACTCATCCATTTTTGAAAACCTCCTCAATAGTTTTAAAATTTACTCGCCCCTTTTAAAAAGATAATCCAGGGATAGCTTTTTCTTATTTTTCTTAGCCAGGATATAAGTTAACTTGTAACACTCCTCGAGCCTAAAATCAGCTCGCCCTTTTAGTTTTGAATAAAAGGAGCTTTGACTTAATCCGATCTCTTGAGCCAGTTGCCGCCGGTTGATCTTTGCCCTGGCGATCTCAGCCTCGAGATTAAGATATACGCCTTTTTTCATCCTCAAGCCCTCCTCTCTTAAATTGATAATTGTATGATAACTATCTTAAAAAATATTTTCAAGTCCTTTTGTCATATTTTTGGCAAATTTTGCCAGTAATAAAACAGTTATGACAAATATGTTATATTATCCCAATTTGTATAAAATCTTTGTCTATTTACAAACTGCTATTGAGAAGTGTATCATCAGTAATACAATCAAATATCAAACTTGATACCGACTAAAAGTATAAATCGAGAGTCTCGGGGAGCTTGTAACGGTGAAAAATCCTCGCGGTGCATTGTTGACCGTCTCAAACAATCATCAGTCAATCCAGGAGGCGCGGCTGGATCATAATTAACGCGCGGCGGGCTCCTTTATAGGGCTATACACGAGCTTTTGGGCTTGAGGAGAGTAAAGCGCTTGAGTGTATAGACGAGACGGGGATAAGCGACGGCGTGACGAGCGACGGGCGATATTATCCGTAAAACCCTAGCATTGTCTAGGGCGTTACTATGCCGTAACGACGGAGCTCGCTCAAACGTTCAAAGCTCGGGACGATAAAATTGAAGTTATACACAAATATAGCAGTATAGGAGGATTAAACGATATGACGCCGGAGAGATACCAGTATTTGAAAAAATACGAGGAGCATAACAGATTAAGATTATCCCTTAACTTATCTAAGGAAACAGAAAAAGATATAATCGAGGCTATACTTGCCGAGGGTAAAGGCAATAAGCAAGCGGGCATTAAAAAGCTCATCCGTAAAGGGATCAAGTATAACGAGATAGAGAAGTTAGCTTGATCGTCTACCTGGTAAATAATCCCGGTTAGTATACTGGCTTATTATACTCGGCTTTGACCCGAGAGAAAAAGGATCGTAACCTTTACCGGGAGCCAAAAGATTTATATAATTGAGGAGACTCTTATCGTTTAGAGTCCTCCAAGTAAAACCCCCGGGCTTTTTTGCTATGTTTAGGCTCGGGGGCTTTTCTTTTGTTTATAGCAGTAATAGAGCTTAGTCTATTTGTGTTTCCTGGCTGATATCTTTTCTAATGAGATCCTTGATATAACCCGACTTGTTGTCGGTATCCTCGAGCCAATCTATTATATCTTTTTCTGTTTCCTTATTTAGCCTCAATAAGTAAGTTTTGGTATTTTCTTTGTTATACCTGGCTATTGCCGCCAGTTGAGCCTTGTTTGTTTTCGCCATCTTTATATATCCTCCTCCTGGATCTCTCTTAAATAGAGATACTCCTTTAAATTGCGATCGTAATAGGCTACCGCCATATACTCGGCTCCCTTGTTAGGCTCGAGCTTGATCTTAGCCACTCGGAAAAACTCGTTACCGTAATTATCCTTAGTGATTTGAGATCGAGCTTTTGCTCGCAATTCAGATAAGGCACCTAAGCCAGTAAAGAGGATGATCTCTACATTGTAGCCGGTGCCGTTAGAGTGATATGAGTCTATTAGCTCCATAGCCTTGAATATCTTTGTAAACTTCATTATAGATATACCTCCTTTAAAGGGCAGTTTTTAGGACGATTTTTAAGGCAACCGTAATAGTGCATATTTAAAGCCCCGTACTCCTCGGCCTTAATTTCTTTTTCTGAATATTCTCCCCCCATCGAGCAATAAGCCGCTTGACCAAAATTCCTAATAAATAAAGGGCAATTCTCGCAAGTTTCGGGGTATTCATCGATCCCAATTATTACGCCTATCATTATTTATACCTCCTCTTTTATTTTGTATTCCAGTATCCACTTTATACGATCGATAACCTCGGCGAGAGTATCGCAAGGGCTCGCGCCTCCGTAATGGCTATTAGTTTTAAACTGAAAATCAACGCCTATATGCCAGTTAGTGCAATCCGTCATACAGTAACGAGCCAAGTCGATATTTATCTCCCGATCCTTGAGCTTATAACGGTAACAATCGAAAAAGTCGTTATATGCTAATTGGATCCCCGTCTCGCGCTCTATTATCGGGATGAGTCTCTCAATATCATAATCGTATATCTCGACTAAAGCGTTAATGCCGGTATCGAAAAGATCCTCGTAAGCGTCGCCCTCTATGCAAGTACGGCCTAAAGGCTCGTTATAACTGCAACAACCCTTTTCGTTATAAAGGCACCTATCACATATAAAGCTCTCTTGCTCATCCCCCAGGATATCAAAGATAGATATTTGATAATCCATTATCTTTAATCCTCCTTGATCGTCGCCCCGTCATACTCAAAGATAGCGAAAATATCGGCGAGCTTTTGAGCTCTATACAAGTTTATATCTTGAGTATCGGGATCGTTAAATGCGTCCCTGGCTATTGCCTCGATCTTTGAGAGTCGTATCCTCGCCTCCTTGAGCTCCTCGAGCCAGTTGGCTATATCGTCGTGACCTCTTGCGAGATCGAGATAGTGCTCGCCTTTTTCTATGGATCTGATATTATCCTCGTTAAAGTATACTTTGGCTACCGCTCTATTCTCATCCGCCCAAGTCCGGGCGTGTTTGATAAAGTCGTTAATATCCATACTGCTACCTCCTTAAAAATCCTTAAAGCCGGGAGCGCCCTCATCATCGTATTTATGAACGATAAGCAGTTTATCGGCGGGCTCGCTCATCTTGTGGAAACGCTTTTCGATTACCTTGATCCTTGCCTTAATATAAGTATTCTCGGCGGAGAGTGCCTTGTTAGCCTCCTCGAGCTCCTTGATATCCTCGCTATTTGCCCTATACAGAAATGCAAGGCCGAGACAAGCCAGTATTAAAATTAAAGTTGTGATCTCAAGTAAAGTTATCATAGTTTATACCTCCTCATTAAGAACGTGATAGTTAGTATTATCCTCGAGCTTGATCGTCTCTTTGTGATAGCAGTATCCGCTATCGGTTACGCCGTCCCTCTTGATAAAGATATAGGCCGCCTTACAGATTGTAACCTCGTCGCTCGTCTCCTCGATGTATCCGATCTCGCAAGGGATCCGCTCGGCTCCCCGGTAGATAAGCCCCTCGGCGAGATAGTCAACGAGTCCCGTCGCCGGCCTTAATCTGTTTACTCTTATCGCTCTATCCATTTTCTTAACCCCTCCTTGATTAAAATATTGTTAACAAGCCCGATATTGAGCCCGATAACCTCATAACTCTTGTATTGCCTCATAAAGTCCTTATCGGTTAGGATCTCATAGACTAGATCATACTTGATATTTCTCTCGCGATCCTCGCCCGGTGCCAGGACGAAAATGTTAACGCTTGCCCTGGCGTCTATGATATTAAGTAGATCGATCAAGCGGGCGTTTATTTTTGCGTTATTCCTTGCCATATCCTCAAGCCTCCTTTTCATCTACTCGCCCTATTGTGCAATAAGGGCTCTCGTATATTTTCCTAGCCTTATTTATTGCCGCCCCTATCGTTTTAGCTTTGATCTCATCCGTTTTAAACTCTCTCCACTCGCTGAATTGTGACGATCTCCTTAAAATCACTACTTTAAAAGTTTTCATATCCTCAAGCCTCCTTAGTATGATGGCGGGAGATTTGCCGCTCCCGCTCGGCTTTTCTGTTATCAGTAGTTAACCGTGTTATCCTTGACCTCAAAATGCTTTGTCTCAAATACTCGATCATTGTTACCAAACTCGTCACAATCAATAGCGAAGTCGGTAAAATCCTCGTCGATAGAGTCGTATCTTGAATACCTGGCGAAAACGTAACGGCCATTATGCTTTACACAAGATCCGTAAGGAGTCCAAGAGCCAGTATAGATATAATAAGTTGATCCGATAACAAGATTACCGTCGTTATCGTATACCATCTCCGTAAGAGTATCGCTAAGAGCTCTAAGCCCCTTGTAACCTCTCCTAGTTACGGCCTCGCGCTCCTCCTTGTTGAGTGCTCTCTTATTAAGTGTGTATTTCCTTGTCATAGCTTGCGCCCTCCTTATCATTAGGATATTATTTATTGTGTCTTTAGTATATACTTATATCCCCGACAATTCAAGCGATTTTCTTTGTTGTAATATAACTGTAACATTAGGAAAAACGGCAAAATAAAAACCCCTGGCAGGGGCTTGAGGAGATAGCCAGGGGCTTTTATGCAATTCGGATTACCTATGCACAAAACGAAAGGAAAAAATCCTAAAGTAGTTTTATCATACTTTTTGTTGTATGTCAAACTATGATCTGAAATAACCTACAACAATAGTCATATTAAATGTTAAGGACGAGCCACTCGTATTGTTGATATAAATATCCATATTATCCCCGTTTGCCTCCGATCTTACAAAAGTGGCCGAGGAGCTCGAGGGGTTAGCGGATATTATCATCCGCTCATAACCAGTTTTAGCCGCCGCTCCACTAAACGACCATTTACTGATACCCGATCCTTGAGTTAAATTTGTTCTTGTGATCTTGACGGGCTCGGGGATACTTGAGGCGATCTTTACCCAATCGTACCATTGATTATTAGCGAAAAAGCGGACGTAAGTATCGCCCCTGGTAACGGTAGAGTTACTACCAAAACAAGTAAAAATTTGTATCGTAGTCGATGGCTTTATAACTTCAAGATATCCGAAGTTGCTAACCGGCTTGTTAGTTACACCCGTTTGAGATACCCAATAAAAGCCGTTTTCCTTATAATCGTCGAGATCAACGTTAGCCAGGGCGCCGAGGGATAGAGCGCTTTGCATACCGTCGCTAGTAAATGACTTGAGGAGCGAGCCCGTAAGTTTTTTATTTTCGCCGCCTTGAACGATAGTTAACTCGTCCGATGAGCCGAGAGACGCCGCCGCCGGCATTTCGAGTATTTTCATAATCTGTTTACCTCCTTTTATTGTAATTCGATAGGATAGCCGTTTTCTGTTTCGAGCTCGTCGCCGTTTTCGGCCTGGATAAAGTTACTAATACGAGAAGTACCGCCCGAGATATCAATATCGGGGATCGCGGCCGATGGTACCGCGCTACCTTTTCTAATCAAATACCCGTGTATAGTAACATTCTCATAAACTGCTTTACCGATCGAGCCCTCGTTATACAGATAGAGATTTATACCGCTTTGCGAGTAGTTAACTACCCGCTCGGGGCTGATACTTGTCTCTTTAAAGTAATTGGATCCTACGATACCCCTCAAAGATGATACTCCCCAGGTACGGACGCGATTAGTTTTATAGTTGTTTATACCGACCGCGCCCCAATTAGAGTTGTTAGTCCTAACTTGAGCCGTAATACGATAAGCCCTCTCGAAGTCCTCGCCTATTTGGATACCGTTAAAGATCCCCCGGATGAGATCGTAATTAAAGGCGCCTATAACCGCCCTAGCTTGAGGAGTATCAAGCTCGTATTTATCAAGGATCACGTTAGAGCCGATATAAACAAAGTCGTTAGCCCTGGAGATCTCGCCCTTTACCTCGGCGATCTCTCCCTTTATCTCATCCGTTATTACTTGATTGTTTTCTGTTATCGCCGTCGTTATCTCGTTAGAGATCGAGCTTAACAGATTAGACAAACTTTGCGCGGGAGTCCCGAAAACGGCCTCCGTTATCGTCTCTCTTATACAATCATACTCGTAAGAGATAACTTTAGATAAGATATCAACGCCGATATTAGTATCCTTAACTTGTACGGTATCGCCAATATCGAGATCGTAACCCTCGACGATAGCCTTAACGTTATAGTTAACTTGTGGATACTGGCTAACTTTAAGATACGCCTCGCCTTGAGCTATTAAATCAGCTCTAAGCGCCGCCTTATAACTAGCCTCGTCGGGATAGTCCTCCTCGTTTATACTTTGCTCAAAAGATACTGTTTTAGAGTAGGGCGTATCGTATTGGATCTCGCTATACAAATAAAGCTCATCCAGGGTATACCCCTCTTTACCGACGGGGAGTAACTTAGTACAAACCGCGCCCCAATCGTAAGATACTGTTATATCCTTTAAGTTTTTACGGTATTCGATAGTGATACCGTTATCCTCGCCTATTTCCTTATTGATACTAAAGGCGTAATTATCTCGTATCAGATGGCCGCCCCAACGCTCGAGGACTACATTAACGGCCTCTAAAAGTGATTTCCTAACGCAACGATAGTTATGTTTATCCAGGATATCAGAAAAGACAAAGTAAGGGCTTTGTATATCAGTAGCCGCTATAAGATGATCGAGCGCCTCTTTACACGTTTTATCGACTACATAACTATCATCGATTAAATAGTTAGCAGCATCGTAGTAAACGTGATAAGCCTTTACCTTGATACCTCGGGGAGTTACTTCGCTTGACTTGATCCTAAAGGCTTGATAGCCGGCGGGAGTCGGTACCGATAAGATCCTATTTTGACAAACATAATCTATATATCTTGTACTGCACTCGAGATCAAGGATAAAGTCGCCGTTATCCTCGTTTTTAACGACGGCTCTCTTAGCCGCGATAACCATATCGCCGTTACTGGTAAAGTCGATATCATTAGAGGCAAAAGATTTAATCATATTACCCTCGCTTTATTTCTCGATGAGATAGTCCTCAAGGCTCTTTTCGGCTTGTTTAAGGCTCTCTATATCATTACCGTTAAGAGAGTGCTTTAAGAGTGCAAGGAGCGCCGTTTGTGTTATCTTGTTACTTTTCTCGATGGCCTTAAAACGGTTATCATCGTTTGTAAAATACTCCCTAAAAGTCGCGATAGTTTTGTCTATATCGTCGAGCCTTTTATCGATCGTATCCAGGCGCTTATTTTGCTCTTTTTCGGGCGCCCTGGCTTTATCGATCAATTTTACAATTACTCCGACGGCCGCGCTTATCGTGACGATAGCGCCGCACATCGAGATCAATATAGCCGCGAGCTCGCCGGGAGTAAAAGAGATCGCGTTATCCATATCTTTACGCCGTCCTTTTCCAAAAGTAAACAGTGATATAAGGATCGAGGATACTATGAGCCTCGCCGCCGCCGGTGCTCGTGCTATCCGGCCAAGTTTTGAGATTATGACCGACCGCGCTCGTTTTCTGTATATCGAGCATACCGGCAGTACCGACGCCTTGAGCGGCCGTTAATACATAGTGATCCGTACCGGCGGGATCGTCAACGTGATCCGAGTATATGCGGGAGTCCGTGAGCGGCATACTTGAGGAGTATCCGATATTATGCTCGTGCTCGTGTGTATGCGCGGGCATTTCGTTAACGGTCAAGGTATGAGTCTTAGCGCCTCCCGTCTCCTCGACGGTATCAAAGTCGCTATCCGATGTATCGACGCCGATAAGAGTCTTACCCGAGCCAAACGATACCCAAGTACCGCCGAGATAAGTCCCGGGATTTGTATTTGAAACAGATACGAAAATAGAGCCGACGGGATAAACTTTCGTTAATACGGCCGTCTCTATTTGTGTAGCCGCCGCCGCCGCCGCTTGAGCCAGTATGTTAGGAGTGGCCTCGGAGATAAGGCTATTAACTACCTCGTTATCGATAACCTCGTCTACTTCAAAATCCTCGTGAGATCCGTCGGATAGATGGATACGAAAAACGTAAG